CATGAATCCACGAAGCTCGTTTGGAGAAAGAATCTCGTTTCGAGACATCTTGTCGGCAATGTCCGCAAACGTGGCCAGAGGAACAAGCTTGAACGGATCCCTGAAGTAGAAAATCCGCTCATTTGCAGCATACCTGACTGGACCAATGAAAGTCCTAGTCATGGCCTCTTTAATGGCATCAAGGAACGGCTCAATAGTTCGGTTGAAGTAGTTAAGCATCGCTGCTTCGTCCGCAGTACCATCCATCACAGTATCGGTGATACCAAGCTGTGCGTAAAGAAGAGATGTTAACCTATCTACCTGAGCAACAAGTTGATTCTCGGCTGGGCGGTTAAGCTGGGTGATCTTTTCAGTGGCATCAGCATAAGCAATGCCGTACTGACTATCCTTAAGCTGGAACTCAATGTCCTTTCGTCGAGTTTCAGCCTGTGCTCGCTTTGCCTCTGTCTTTACAACGTAAGGCAACTGAATGATCATGTCAAGTCTGCCTGCAGACTGATCCATTTCATCCAACGCGCTGAGTTTTCTTGTCAATCGTTGAAGAGTCGAATTACTTCCATTCATAACTGAATATAACGGGTTCTCGATAATTGCTACCTTATTCTTCTCCATTATAATTTCTTCTCGAATACCCTTTAATTCGTTATAAACGTTAACACGAACATGCTGTGCATACCACTGAGTGATTTCACCAACACGTACTGTGTATATCTCAACCTGTCCCTTTTCTGACACTGTTGTATCAACAGGAACTATAGCGGCAACGCCTTTATCAATCAAAGTGGTTACAATGTCTTGCCTGAAATGGCGCGGGCCCTGATCGAGGTTTGCTTCATAGGTGAGACGGAGGTTTAACTGACTATCAATAACATCTACATACCGCTCGTCATTATCCACCTGAACATGACGCATGTTGATACCAGCGACATCAATTGCAATTCGAGTATAAATAGATGTGATAATTGACCGCTCATTTGTTAAGCCAAACCTTACATTAGAACGACCAGTGTCGTACACGTTTGGGCCTAAATTGCTGGTAACTGCGATTCTATTATCTTCGTAGGCCCGAAATGCATTTATGGCGCTTTTGAATTTAGCTAAGACTCCCAAAATATATCACCTCCTTTGATCGAATTAATCTCCAAATATGACGTTACCGAATTAGGTGTAAGCACCAATCTGGTGGAGAACAGTACCATCAAAGTAGAACAAAGCAACACCATTAGCAGCAACAGCAAGCTTAGCGGCCGCAGAAGCTGTACCACCGAGCTTCATAGCGCGGGCAGTACCACCATTGAAGGCAAGGGTAGGAGAAGCTGCCGTATTACCGTTGGTGAAAACCACAGGAACGATGGATCCTTCAGAGGGCTCATCAGAACTAGTGGACTTACCAACAGTACCAACAGCCGACCCCGTGACAACTGCGTCCGTTGCACCAGCAGAAAGAGGATTTCCACCCTCATCAAACGTGTACAGGGTTCCCATAACCCGATTACTGTCTTGGGCAGTGCCTGGGACAAGCCGAACCTGACCCGCAGTAACATCACTCATGATTATTCCTCTCTAGGTTAGTTGTTTATTCGAATGCTTCTTTGTTTGCTTTGAATGCAACGTAAGCATCCATTAAAGCAGACACATTATCGATCTTTGCTTCCGCTCTTGTCTTGGACAGCTTTCGGTTGCCGTTAGTATCTTCTAAAGTAACAGCATTACCCATAGCAAACGACATAAGAGCCTGATCAAAGAGTAATTTACCTTCCTCACTCAGGTTTTTTAACTCCCCAAGAGGAACGGATTCGGTTTTTGCGCCCTGGATGACCTTTTCAATTCCATAAGGACCGTTTTCTGCCTGCCATCTTTCAACAAACTCTCTGGCATTGTAAGGGTCGAAACCTAGGCATCGAGGATCGTATTCATTGGCTATGATGAACTCATCGAGATCCTCATAAACCTCCATCATGTCCAAGTTGGTTCCTTCTAGAACACAAAGGCTACCTTCGTCAATAAATTCTTCGTACTTAACCCGAATTCCTCCAGGAAGTTTCCTAAGAGTCAAAGAACTGATGTAACTCCTAGTCACAATCCCAAACGAACCGTTTTGGATCGGGAACAATAGAGTGAATGCACAGAAGTCATCTCCCTGGGAAAGATCTGCTCCAAGAGCACACGGCATTTGCCAGAAACTTCTTTTAGCTTGCGGTAGAGTCTCTTCATATGTGAAGAAGTATGTGTAGCCTTCCATCGGAATGCCAAATCTCTTGGCTAAAATGTCGTTTCGAGAAGCTGGAGCCTTTTCTGCTCGTTCAACATCCAAATGATAAACTTCATACGTAACTGTGATCCCAAGATTTGGGTTCGCTTTTATCCACATCGCCGGATCGTTGACTTCCTCAAGTTCATCAAGCTTGTAATGCCAAATCGAAACATGAGGAGCAGAGTATTCTCCGTTTAAGATAGAAACTAACTCCATTTTGATTGTGTCACCACTACCATTTCGAATGGTTCCCTCAGAACTGATAGCAACAATCAAGAAGTCATCCATCTTCGAAGCGCCCTGTTCAATTGCACCGACTACATCTTCTCGAATGTCACCAGACAACCATTCATCAACTGTTGAAACTTTTGGTCGAAGACCCTGAAGCTTGTTGATAGACATTGGTCTGACTTCTAACAAAGATCCTGTTAGAAAATTCTCAATGCCCTTCTTTGTCGACGCCAGCTTCACACGATTAGCTTTGGACCCCGTCGTATTCTGTAGGGATCCCTCTGTTAAGAACTTAAACAGTGGACCCCTTGCCCTAGTTACTGAGGTTCGAAACGGGGACATCACCTCATCCGCCTGCTTCATGGTAGGAGCAGTCGTGATCTGATGGGTCGTTGTGGTATCTACATTCAGGAAGTAGCTTTGTATGCAGTAGGCATACATGGACTTCGCGGCACCTCGGGCTACGATAAGATACTGCTTTGTGGTGAGGCGTTTCTTCAGTAACCGATTTACGTATCTCCCGGGTTCGTTGTCCTTGGCTGGTTTGTACACGCTTCTCTCTACATAGTAAAACCAGCAAAAGATTTGCTCCGCCCAGAGTTTGAAGCTATCAAGAAGATGTAGATCAGAACCATCGGTAAGTGTTAACTCCATCTCACAGTATTTAATGAACCCATCCATAGCCCATTCGTCATAGTAGACTTTTGGGTCGTCAATCAATTCATCAATTCGGTTCATCTCCATGGATACTTCTTTATTAACTACAATTTCTCCAGACAAAACTTTATCCCTGAATTTACCGTAGTGTTTGGGTGTCGCTCTGTTGTCTAATGTCAGATCTAGCGGCAAGAACGACCTCCTTTACTAACTAAATCAAGTTGCGTCTTCGAGTGCTTTTTTAGCCTTAGCAATCGCGTCTGCTGCTCCAGTATTTGGATATCTACGATTCAATTCCCGCCTCACCAAATGTGAAGCCGTTGCCGCAGCTGCAGAAGCAACAATTGTTCCACCATGCTTACTAATCAATCGAACGACCTGAGTGGGAACTGATGTATCAGCAATTTCTCTATACTGCTTCTCAAGTCTCATGCGCTCAACCGTAGCTCTTAATTCATCATTATCTAAACTGGAAAGAGCTTTTCTGGTGTTTCTGGTATCATTTCTAGCCACATTTCTGGCTTTACGAATCCCCCAATGCATGCCAAGAACACCGTAATGAGCTAGAACTTCTTCTGCTTCCTCGTCAGTAAGACTATCAATAATCTCATCCATAGTCAAATCACTCTGAACAAGCTCGGACACAACCTTTGGCACAGCAATCTTCAGAATATGACCAAGATCATCAAACTCAAGTTGAAGTGTGGTAGTCGAAGCATCTTCCGGAGTATCAGCATGCGCCGCAACCCGATTGTCAATAACCCGCATTACTGGAAAACCAGTGGGGCCATCGGGCCAAACCCAATCCACATAAACCGCACCAGAAGGACTAGTACCAAGTCGGTCGGTAGACGCCGCATTTAACAGACGAGTTGCCGCGTCCTGAACTGCGGCATGGTATGCATCACGAAGCGGACCTTCAGACTTAACATCTTGACCCCGGAATCGAGGATCATCATTAATGCGGTCTAATTCTCCGCTATTCATAGCATTGGCCATTTCGTCGTAATCCAGACTCCAACCTTTGCCCTTTGACGCGGCCTTCTTCCACTTGGTATCGGCCTTGCTAATCTTCTTTTTTTCTCTTTCTATAGAACGACGAATACCCCAGTGCATACCAAGAACGCCGTAATGTGCGAGAGCGTCGTCTACATCATTCAACATTTAGATCCACCTCCTCCTCTCTGGCTACGGTTAAGCGCCATTCGGCTTCTTGTAGTTGCTTGGTTTTCAAATCAATTAAGTAACCCATTTGAGGTGGATCAAATAAGATACTAACTTTAAGAAATACGTACGTCTTGATCATGTTAAGCATTGTTAGATCGCCATCGTAAACGAAGTCGCCCCACTCTGCAGAACTGTCTTCGATTTCAAACCCATCTACTGGGCCAATACCCAACTGATGAATAACAAAGAAGGCTGAGTTGATGTGAGTGATGACATCCAGATCAAAAGCCTCATATGCTTCGTCAAGACCTAAAATTTTCTTTGTGCTTAATAGGATGCTCTGCTCCATCTAAATATCCTCCTTCCTTAGTTAATCCTCAAGTTCACGACGAACTGCAGCCTCAACCTTGAGCAGGCTATGACCAGAAGCACGAATCCTTTGACGTAGCGCTTCTCCCTCACCGTAATCACCGTTGCTGACAGCCTCTACAACATCTTCAAATGATTCTGTAGCGACTGGTCGACTTCCTGAAACTTCTTTAGACTTATGGTGACTACGAGGACCAGCAGTTGAATCATTAGAAACTTCCTCCTTGGTTTTCTTTACCGGAGGAACCTTTGTCTTAGCTTCATTTTCCTCAGGCATCTTCCTGCGCCTCCTCGGCATCATCCTTATCGATCTGGTCCTGGAGCTCATTCAGCTCGAGAACAATCTCATCAGTATTCCGATTGTTACGCTTGGCTTCACGAAGCTCAGACGCAAGAAGCGCCTTTCGACCAAGCTGACCTTGCTTACGAATCGCTCTGGTCTGAAGGTTCGTAGCCTTGACCTGATTACGGCTAACCGAGATCAGAGTATCAAGCTTTTGTTCTGCACCCACTGTCCACACTCCTTGGTCGTCGACCCACTCCCGTAAGGTAATGGTTAATCTTTCTGCGTCCGCTACAGTTCCCTCGAACTCGAAATGCATTGGATCTGGTTTACTGCTGTACCTACCGCCCCACCCGAAACCATACTTCTCCCATAAGGCAACCGCTGCTTGTGGAATGTCACAAACAAGCTGAAGACCAAACGGCTTTGTGCCTCTGGCGTTCCGACGATGCCAATCGGCCGAAGCATACGGGTTTGCAGGCGCGTTAATATCAATGGCTGTAGCTTGTGAATGGTTTGATGGAGTGCTCGTACCAGAAATTGCTCGGTTGGCATAGCCCCAAGTTTCTCCAGGGTGAATATCGTAGCCGTAGATCTGCTCTGTAGCATCCATAAGCATTCGAACTAACCCAGCTAACTCCTTATGAATAGGGAGTCGCAGTCCATCTTCTCGAGCAAGAGTCAAGACATTAGGGTTTGAGTTTGGCCACATAGGGCCAAATGATGGATGACCCATGTTAGTTCTCCTCTAGCGGAGGAAGATCGGGAGGATCCTCGCCTTGTTCGTGATGGTCTTCGGGTGGATCATCTGTTTCTGGGTTATACCTGTCCACCTGCCACCCAGATTCGTTACCTTCGAGAGGCATACGCTTTCCTTTCGTTAGTCACCACAGTTTAGTATCACCAG